GAGCGAAGTGTTTTCTTCCAGGTACACGGCGGTCGTGCGGTCAATGATGACCAGCGACGAATTGGCGGGCACCGAAACGGTCGAGGCGATGATGGTGGACGTACCCGCCAAGGCAGCAGCGTTGTGGTACGTCAGCGTGATCGGGTACGCGGTCGTGCCGTCGATGTTGGCGACGATCACCGAATCCACCTTGAGCAGTTTGCCCGAGGATGCGGCATTCGACAGCACCGCCGTTTCGCTGGTGGTCGTAAGATCAACCGTTGCGGACTTGAGGTAGACCGCGCTGGCGTTGGTGAGGTTCGGTGCGGCCATGTTTAGAGTCCGAAAATCACGGCGTAGGCAAACGAGCCGCCCGAGCCGCCGGGGTTAAGCAACTGGAATTGTGTGCCATCGTAGACGAGCGCCGCGACCTTACCGGTTTGCAGGTCGCCTGAACCAAGAGGCTGCGAACCATTCTTGAGGACGTTCTTTGCGCCGTTACCATCAATGTTCAACGTAACCGCGCCGGTGTTGGCGTTGGCGACCACAAAAGTGAACTGCTGCCCCGTGGTGTAGCCGGTCAGCACGGGCGTTGCCGTTCCCGTCAGCGTGTTCGTGCCGGTGACGGTAATCAGCGAGTTGATGGTCGTCGGATCATTGACGGCAGGCAGGTTGTCGTAGGTGCCGATCAGTGCGTCAGCAGAGGTTTTGATGACATACTTGTACAGCGTGCCGCCGGTCAGCCAAATCTCGTTGGGCGGGCGACCGCCCGCGTCGAGGATGATCGGGTTAGCATTAGGCGTCAAGCCGTCGCGCGCCGTGTAGGACGTGGCGGGCGTGGTCGTGCCGGCGAGGTAGGTGTAGATTTTGCCGCCCGCCAAAGGCGTACCGCTGTCATCGAAGAATTGTGCGCCTGCGCCAGCTACGAGTGCGATGCTGATGGTCATGTCATGGCCTAATTCAATTGGTTGACCGTCACGATGACGCCCGGCGATGCAGGGTAGGACACGCTGCCGGGAATCGTCTGGATGGTCGCACCGCCTGTCTTCGTCACCCAGATCAGTTGGGCGTAATCGCCCGCCGTAAACTGATAGAAGATATTTAATGCGAGAATGGCCGTCCCGTCAACCCCCGCGTGCTTTTTGGGCACTGTAAGGTAGCTGGACGTATTTGCGATGTCATGCCCGTTCACCCGCAACCAGACGAATACGTCGTCCTCGGTGGTGGTGCTGGCGTTGGCAAACTGGATACTGAATGCAATATTGTGCGGCGCGGTCTTCTGAAAGACAATTTTGGTGGCGTTCAGCGGGTCAAGCGCAATGCTGACCGCCATACTGGTCGAGTTCATGCTGATGGCGGTCGGCGTGTTGGCCGCCGCCGTCTGCGTTCCGGTGTCGTAAAACGAACCGACCGTCTTTGCGCCCGTGCCGATGCCGGTGAAGGTGAACAGGTCGCTGAAGTAGCGGAACCACTCCTGCGTCGTCAGCCCGTCCGTGTCGGCCAGCGGCACACGCGAGGCGGGTATTTGCGTCTGGTACTTAGGCATTGGTGCCGTCCAGCAGCAGTTCGGCGCCCATGATGCTGATCTTGACCGGGTCTGTACCGCTGATCTCGTACACACGGTCGCGCAATTTCTGAGTCATGCCCAGACGCCGCCAGATGGCGCGCTTGCCATACTCACCGATCTTGCCGACCGTCGTCCAGTGCTCACGCGACCAAGTGTGGCCGCCATCGTCCGACCAACGCAGCATGACCTGGGGGTCGCTGCCTTGCCCCGAGTTCAGCCCCACGCCCGTCTCCAGATTCAGTTGCAGCGAGTGCTGCGCCGTGCGCTTGAGGTTGTTGGTGCCCGGCGCCAGCGCACGCCATGAGCGCAACCACTTCTGCGGACGATCGTCGTCGGCGTAATTGGTCAGGTCAAGCGCGTAAATGCTGCCGTCCTGATAATCGCCGACAATGATTGTGCCTTTGAAATTGCACTGGCAGTTGGCGCGTTGCCGGGTAAAGGAACCGTTGACGAAGCCCGCGCGCTCATGCCATAGGCCGGTGGCCACGTCGAACACCCAAGTGGTGTTGGCGGTCGGGAAGTTCAGGACGTAAAAGGCGTGGCCGTCTTGCTGGTAGGTGTAAGCGACCGCATCGGTCAGCGTGGAGTACTGCTGGATTTGCCATTCGACGGAATGAGTCGATACACGCTTGGCGGCGTAGCCTTGCGAACGGTAGACAATACCCTGCCCACGGTCATCTTGCCCCAGCCACCAGACGCTGTTGTCCAGTTTGGCGACCGAGAACGCAGCCACGCAACCAATCTCGTTGAACGCGCCTTGGATTGGTGCAAGAGGGAAGTCCGCATTGCCAGCGTCATACCACACCTCAATCGAATTGGAGCCGAACATCCACAGTTCGCGGTGGACTGAGGCCAAGGCGACCATCAAGTCGGGTGATGCCTCAACGCTTGCGAAATCCAGCGGGTCAACCGAGGTGCCGTCAAGCAGCGACGTGACCCAGACGATCTCCGAGTCTGGTTGGTTGAACACGAAATAGCCATCCAGATACGCGACTGTCACCGCCCCCGCAAAGTCTGGGTCGGTGATCTGGGCGAACACATCGGTCGCCTCGTTGTAGATGAAGCCATCAGGATTACACGCAATGAATAGCTGCGTGCCGTTGTCGGCGATCGACACTGGCCCGTCGCCCGTGATCGTGCCCAGAAGGCGGGGTGTGGCGGTCAAGCCCGTCACCTTGTAGAACTCATTACCCGAGGCGACGTAGAAGTCATCGCCGTGCGTCTGGTGCGCCCACAAACCACGAATCGGCCCCATGCCGATGTCTTGCAGATGGCGCAGCCCCGGCGCGCGGTTGAAGAAGGCGGCGGTCTGCCCCTCCTGCACAGCCTCGGCAAAAATATTAACGCACCGATTATCCGCGGCGTTGACCGACCGGGCGACGTTTGCAGCACCAAGGATGGGTGATTGCATGGTCAATAGTTCGAGGTAAAGATGTTGTACTTCTGCCGTTGCGATACGAGTGCGTACGGTATCGCCATCACATCATCGGGGTTGTTGATGCGCTTGAGGTTACGCTTGGACACCATCGCAATCCGCTGCACTTGCGCGGAAGGCTCCACGCCGAACTCGGGCGCGAACTCCATTGCCAGGTTGTAGCGAAACGCCCGCAGATAGCCGGGCGGAAAGGCCAAGGTATCGGCAAGCGTGACGGGGTTCGTCAGTTCGTCGTAGGAGATGATGTGCCATTCCAGTTCACGGGTCGGCACTGGGTAGACCGTCATGGAGATATTGGGGAACTCCATGTTGATCCACATCACCTGCGGGTACGTTGAGGTCACGGTCTTGACCGCGATACCATCGTATTGCTGCTGGTTGATGATCTTGATGCCGTAGGACACGTTCGTTCCGGGGTCGCGGAAGTAGGTCGAATCATCTACCAGTACCGGACGGTTACCTATGAAGTCGCCCGATGGCCCGAGGCTGCGCGTCTTTTGGCTAGACGGCCAAGTGAACACTTGATCTTGCGTGTTGAAGATCATCAGGCTTTCGGTCTGCCAACTGTCGATCATCTGCCGCATAGCGGTCAGCGCATCGGCGGAGGTGTCAGCAGACGGGGTCTCGCCTTCCGCCAGTACGCCGAGCAGACGCAGTGCGCCGTTAATGAGTTCGGTGGTAGTGGCGGTGACGGCCATTTAAGCCCCTTGAGATTCAGCCCTACGGCGGCGTTGCGGCGCGGTGGGCGCGGTAACCAGATTGTTTACCGGCTCGGAGTCAACTGCCGGTGCGTCAGAAGGAGTATACCGCTTCCACCCGTTACGTTCATCAAACGCCGCTTCCATGTCAGAAATGGCGACTTTGCTGCCGTGCTTGGGGTGCGAAAGATAGATGTGCATAAAGTACGGGGGCTTTCGCCCCCGCCCTGTTGGCTTGCGGTTAGGCGAGGCGGTACAGCGTCCACGTCGCGGCGGCGGTACGGCGGGCGCGGAAGCGTCCGGTCGTGCCCGCAGTTGCGGCGATGGTTGCCAAACCAACGATAGTCCAGCCGGTGCCGGCAGTCATCGTGATGACGCCCGAACCCGAACCGTTTACGTTGCAAACGCTGAAGTCGAACTTCGAATCAACTTTGGCGTTCACAAGCGTCGCGTCCATCAGCGCGCCAGTCGGCAGCGTGTAGGCGGCAGCGGACGACCCCGGCGAGCCGAGGACGATGCCGGTCAGCAATTGGTCAACGGTCAGCGTTGCGTTAGAGGTTGCGGTCGCGGGCGTGGATTGCGTGCCAAGAACTACTTCATTGATGTTGCCGTCGCCAAGTTGACGACCGCCACCGATTGAAGGGAGTGCCATGATGAATTTCCTTTTAAATATGCGCCCAGGAGCGACGTTTTCGGATATCCGAGATTGTCGCAGGAGTTACGTTGAACTTCAATGCTAAATCTTTACCACGATTATCGCTTGCACGAATAAAGAGTACGTTGTCCGCTGTCAGTTTGGCGGTATAGCACTTCTCACCTGACCGGTTGGGTTGCTTGCGCGGGGCTTTCTTGGCTTCATTGTTGAGATGCTTCCAAGAGTGCTTATTCTTGATGTCGCTGACTGTCATCGGCGTTACGCCGTAGTCAGCCGCAATCGCCGTGTAGGGTCTTGCGTCACCGAGAATTGCCCGTGCTTGCGCCTGTGTCAGAACAGCATTTCCGTTACTTTCGCCGGGAAGCCGTTGCTGGCGTCCTTTGGCAATCATATCGTCTATGTTGTCCTTCGCAGTTCCGGAGAACAGATGCGCCGGATTTACGCAGCTAGGAATATCGCAGGTATGACAAGCCTGACGGCCAACAAGCAAGTCGCCGGTATGCAGGGCATACGAGTAGCGATGCGCTTTGTTGAACATCATGCCCCCCACTTCGCCTTTGAAAATTCCGTAGCCATCTCTGTCCTTTCCGCCTGTCCAAAACCAACAGCCTTCAGTCTTTTTGATTCGCGATAGAAAACGCTCGGGTGCCGACATTCCTTGAAACATCCCCGCGTGATTCTTTGTTGCTGCGGGTGACCCGTACTTCTTGTTGCGCTTCCAGTGCTTGTCGCATAAGCCTAAAGCCAGTACCTTTAAATCGCACCCCTTGATACAACACTCGTCTGACATGATAGAACCTCCGCTTAAGAGCCCCTATCATACCAGAGTTTGTGTCATATTTTCAAGGTTAACCCCACAAACGTACTGCCATAGAGGGGCGAATCGCAGAATAGCCATAGAGAATATCCACGCGACAAGGCATTCTATCATTGTTGATATCGTACTGGCGCACGATACGCAGCGACATCCCGTTGTGCACTTGGCGCGAAGCCATGTCCACACCCTGCGGCAGCAGCAGGTCGGCAGTTGCCAGCGAGAACGCATCTTTGTGATAGACGAGGTTCTGCGGGTACTGCGTGGCCGAACCGCCCACAAACGTCAGCACGGCGTTGGCAGCGGGGAACGAGTCCACGGTAGCCAGCGCGTGCGAAGCGGTGTAGATGGCGGGCGAGACGCTCAACGTGGCGGTCGTGGCTGAGGACACCGACACATCGGCGGTCACGACGAACTGTTGCAGTGAGCCGGTCGATTCGCGGGTTTGCGGGTTGACCGCGTACACGCTGCCGATGGTGAACACATCGCCAACCTTGAAGGTGGGCGAACCGGACGAGAAGCTGATCGCAAGCGAAGTCGCGCCTTGCGTTGCCACGGTGGTCGCCACGATGGGCGAGGTCGCCGCCGTGCCGGTCGTGTGCTGCTTGATCGACTGGCTCATGTTGATCTCGTCCAGCCCGAGCACGCCTTCGCCCATCATGCCGTTCTTGAACTGGCGGGCGATAGTACCGGTCGGGTTGAAAAGACCCTTCATGCCTTCAACCAAACCAGCGTTTGCGGCCGGGTTGACGGTGGCGTAGCGCGGCGACATGGGAGTCGCAAACTCGTTGAGTTTCTGTTGCGCTTGCAGCAGAACCAGCGAGGTCGAGGGCACGGTGCCCGGAGTGCCGACCGAGTTGTAGACCGACTTGTATACGTTGGCAACGTCCGCATCGACGGTGGACGCAAGCTGCGAGATACGCGGCTTGAGCACACGTTCGGCGAAGTCATCCAACTGCATCGTCAGTTCGGCTGACGTGAAGTTGATGCCAATGTGCTTCTGGCTTGACACGGTGAGGGTCGTGTACTGTTCGTTGTCGTCCTGAACTTGCAGGGCCGCACCGTCAGTGACCAGCGCGCGGTCGGGCAGGCGGATACGCAGCGTGGAGCCGATCTTGGCGCCTTCGACCGCAAACGAGTCGTCGTATTGGCGGTTGATGTTGCGGCTGATGACCAGATTGTTTTCGAGAATGACCAGCGACTTGCGCGTGATCATATCGATGGTGAGGAGGCTGTTACTCATTTGACATTCCTTTATATCCGAAGTAAGATGAAGCCTTCTATATCACTCAGGAGAGCCAACATGATTAGCTTTACGATGGATGGGATCGAATACCGAGCCTACGATCATCTTTACGCTGTTTCGCGCGGCGGAAAAGTTCTTAGACAATTGCAGCCTTATGCTCCGACCAAACACCCATTGGGGTACTTGTGCCTCGGGCGAAAGCGCCTTATGCATCGTGTTGTGGCTGAATGCTGGCTGGACAATTTTGACCCCGCCAAACAGGTTCACCACATTAACGAAGTTAAAGACGACAACCGAGCCGAAAACCTTGAATGCGTTACCGCGAAAGAGCATTTCACGGAACGACACACAACGTTTACG